GCCAATCAATGGCGAGTGGGTACCCGTCCTGCTCGGGCACTCGGTTCAGGGCCACGCGGTATTTCTTCCAGGCCTTGAGGGTCGCCAACTCTGCCTCGGTCCCTTCGTCGATATCGACGGCGTCCTGAAGTGGCGCGATTGCGTAATCCGCCTCGGCTCGCAGGTGCACGATCTGGGTTTGTGCAGCCACCACAGGATCAAGCGCCGGCGGCGGCAGCTCTTCCTGTGGGGGTAGATCCGGCACCAGGATGTGCAGCGTGATCATGACCTTCAAATCGTACGGCTCGCCATCTTTGGTCACGGTGACCGTGAGTAGGCCGTCCTCAAACGAGATGTTCGCCTCGGCGGGATGGTCCGAGGGGTGAAGCCCGTAGCCCCAGCCCTGATCGAACGGCGGGAATGGGACCATGCCCTGGGTGCCGGTGACGCAGTAGACGCCAACGTCCTTGCGATAACAGGTCACATCCGCCCCGCCGAGCGAGACGAAATCGAACTTTTCACCCGCGCCAGTAATGTTAATTGCTGCTCTTGCCATGATCAGATCGCCCTCAGCGTGTTGTCGGCCATACGAGTAGTGTTGCCGGTGTGGTACACCTGCACCCATGGACCAAAGCCACCGAATGCAGACCGAAAGAAGAGCCGGCTATCGCCGTTGTAAATCATCAACTGGGCCCCCACCAGGCCGCCCCGCCTGAGGTTGATGCCAGTTGCGTTAATCGCTTCTCCCGTGCCGCCGGGAGAGACAGCGTTGCCCGCGATGAACGCGCTACCAAGATTGTTGTAAGCATCGTTCCAGTCAGAGACGATTACGCAATCTGCGCCAACACCAAAATCACCGACTTTCAACACTCGGCCGCCCGTGGTGTCGCTATTGCCCACGGTCACGGCCGCTGTTGCCGCAGTACCCAGCCCCAAGCCTGCGCGCCCCTCAGCCTGGTTTCTGCCACCAGTACCGCCCATGGCCACCGGCACGACATCCTGAGTGGACACATCACCCAGGCCTGCGAGCGTGGCGCCCCACTGCTGAACCATTTGGTTCACCGCGTCGGCCAGGGCTTTGGGGTAGCCATTGACGGGCACAATCCCGTAACCGGCGCCGCCAACGGCCGCACCACGGTATGCCGGGGAGATCGACAACGACGTATCGCTTGCAGGGTTGATCACTTGATAGATGCCCTGGTCAGGGCCGACAAACATATCCCCCGCACGACAGTTCGAGAACTTGGTGCCAGCGCCCGTTACTGTCGGGCTCCCGTTCTGCACGCTCACAGTCCCTTCTGAAAACCAAGAAGCCATAGGTTTCTCCAGTTGAGTGCCCACATCGGCACTTGTAATTAGTTGTAGTAACGTTCTATTGGAAACTTGCAGACAGGTACGCCAAGAAAAAAGCCGTCTGAGCCCTGCCAGTAAAACCGGTCGAGGTATTGCTTCTGGTTGAATATCTGCAACACCGGAACGCCACCATCCAAAATTGTGATACCTGCATACTGTGAGTTATTTGCAAACCACATGATGCCGCGATCCATACTTGAAACGCATATGAAGTCGCTCGTATCAATCACTACATCGCTGTAGTAGGTATCGACATAAAATCCTCTGCCGACAGTCCACTTTTTTGCAAATTTCCCAAAGCGAACAACTCGATCACTTGAGACATAGACTATTTGCTCCTGCCCATCTCTTACCTCCATCCCAAACTCGGCATCACTTTGCTGATCAGAGTATTTGCAGGACACAAATTCCATTAAGTAATCCTGCAATACACTGCCGCCCCGAACTGCTGACGTGACATGAAAGCCGGTCCAGTTGCCTGACGATCCTTCGATTGAGATATACAGACCGAGGTTGTCGTGTGAGGCCGATATCGTCCGCAAAAAAATCTGGGGCGGCTCCACCGTTAGGATGGGTTTGGCAAAGTTAAACTGCCCTTTGCCGGGCTTATCCGTGTAGCGAGATTGAATCCTGAACTGCCCCCTCTCCGAGAACACCAAAACTTTGTACACGCTACTGATACTGACTGAGCCGTAATCGTTTTCGGCAACGAAGCCATAGTCATCCATATCAATTCACCTTGACCACTTCCACAACACTCTCTACGACATTGCGCGTCCACATCTCCCGGTTTTTGCCACCGCCACCACCATCCGGCTCGCGGTAATTGATCTGGGTATAAATCGCAATTCTCGTCCCTCCCAAATCGGTATAGGTGGGCAGTCCGCCCCAAGTATCAGGGCGTCCAATCTGGTCATATGGTGCATAAACTTTAGGGGTGATCGTGACAAAGCAGGTGGCAGGGTCATAACCTGGAACATCCATAAGGATGTACTCGTAGTTAGAACCCCGCCCCCCGCCAGTTGCGGCAGGAACTATCATCACCGCTAACTTTTGCAGGGTGAAATCTTCCACCCCCAGAGTTTGAACTTCGTTTTTATCGAAAACCCAGAAGCCATACTCCACGGTAATACCTCCCAAAGTAATTAGCTTGGCGGTGTGAGCCTGCCGTTCATTGTTCTGCGCTTGTAGTTGCCGTCATACACTGCAAGGCCATCGCTGTTGAGCAAGATAGATCCATCTTCATCCTCACTACGGAAGACGAGCTTCCCTGCCGGAACGTTGATCTCAAGTAGTGGCCGCCCTNGCGAGTCAACCGCCGGAGATCGTATGTTCATCCCTAGGATGATCTCCTGGATAAGCGCCTTGCTGATGATCGCGGTGTTGAACACAACCTGATTGTTCTGGACCACAAACATCGGGATGACTGTTCCGTCGATCTCGTTCACAACTGCAAATCGCTGCGCAAATATCAAGAACTCCGACTGCTCACCGTCCGATCCAAAGGCCAGCCCAGTCACGACCTTCCGACCATCCACAATGGTTTGAGCCTTCATGGTGGTTTGAGCTGAAACCTTGCCATCGAGCTGGACAACAGTCTCGCTGACGGCCTGCACAGATGCACTGGTCTGGCCGATGCTCGATTGCAGGGTTTCTGTCCTCTTGGCCAGCGCCTCAGTCGCAGAGGCCTGCACCTTCTTCTCGACCTCAAAGCTGGCTGTCGACTCCCATGTCTTGATCGCGCCGGCAAGATCGCCGGAACCATCATCGCCGCGCACCGAAGCCCGCAGCGCCTCATTGCTGGCCGCTTGAGATGTGACCTTGCCGTTGAGGTTGGTGACCTTGGTGTCGAGGCCGGTAATGGCCTGGGCATTGCCAGCTACCTTCTCTTCGGTCAGCTCCAAGTCGCTTTTGAGCTGCGTCAGTTGGGTCGCTGCTGTCTGCTTGTTGGTGGCCACCACCTGCTCCAGCACGGTCAGCCCGGACTGGTTCGCCCCGACTCTGGCGTTGAGCGTGGTCAGTTGCCGCGCCATTGCATCGCTTTCAGAAGCTCGCGTGCGCTTCTCAATCCCGAGATCAGCCGTCGACTGCCACCCTTTCACCGCGTCAGCCAGATCGCCCGCGCCATCATCACCACGGGCGGCCGAGCGCAGCGCCTCAACCGATGTAGCCGTGGCCACCACCTGGCCCTCGATCTCCTCGATCATGCTGGTAACCAGTTGAACCTGCTGGGCCAGCGCGTTGGTGGTTTGCAGGATCGTACCGATATCCTTCCAGTACAGCGGGTTTGGCGGTGCTTCGCCGGCTGGTACAGGGCCAGTCGCCTGGTACAGGTGCCCATCCTTTTGCGTGAATGCGCCAGCGGTGTAGTGCTCGTTCGGATTGTACGGCTCTGCCCCGGTGATCTGGCCCAGCAGCCCCTCCAGCTCTGCCTTGGCCTCTTTCAGCCGTTCGTTGACCGAACCGTCGCCGTCCCCCGAAATCAGCTCGATCTCCTCTCGCAGGCTTGGATACAGCGCGCCCTTGCCTATCTTGTCGACGAAGTACTTGTCGTACTCGGTCTGGTCCGAACTGGCCTGGCCATTGACCGCACCAGGGATCGGGAAGAACGGGCCAACGTTGCCGGTCCGGTCCACCAGGCGCGCCCAGAAAAACAGGCTCGCGCCCGCCAACAGGCTGTGCATTTCGTGCATGGCCTGCGGGTAGCTGAAGTCGCTCAGCTTCTTGGCGGTCTCCAGATCAGGCGACTCGCTATACCAGACCTCCGTGCGCTGGGTGTCCTCTGCACCTGGTGGAAAACCCCACTGGATGCCGATGCCGTAGACCAGGCTGGTGGTGGTCAGGAACGCCACCGCCGGCGGCAGGCCCTCTTTACCCTTCAGGTTGGTCAGGTTTGAGCTCTTCCAAATCGAAGAGATCTCGAAGGCGCTCACGGACCGTACCCGGGCCAGATAGGCACCCGAGTAGATGCCCGTAACGTCCACGCTGGTCGAGCCAGTGCGCTGCAGCTTGATCCAGTTGCCGTTGTCCTTGCGCCATTCCACGTCATACGCGACCGCGCCAGCAACGGCGGGCCAAGAGATGTTCATGGTGCTGATAGAGATACCCTGGTCCACGGAGTCATTCGAGGAGATGCTGACGCTCGCCGGCGCCGGAACCACAGTGATCGGCACAACGCTGACTGGGCGTTCTTCCAGGCGGGCACCGGTGTCGATGTGCGCGAATTTACTTGGGTCGTACTGCACGGCCGAGATTTCAAAGACGCCGGGCTCCGGCCGGGCCACGCTCACCACCCTATACAGCGGGATGGCGAGATCGTCGGCATCCAGCGCCCACACCAGCTCAGGCTCCGGCACCACGGAATAAGCAACGGTCACGGTAATCTGCCGGCCGCTGACCAACTGCACGGTGCGCCCCTCGCACTTGCCGTCGGGCAAGTTGAGGATCAATCGGTCACCGGGCTTGGCCTGGGTGTCGCGATCCAGCTTGATGACCTTTCCGTTCACCGCCGAGATACGCCCGCCCACGGGGCGGCCAGCGAGCAGCTCGTCGGCGATCGGGATCACGTACCCAGGCAGCGGAATACGCCCATCGAGGCCCACTTTAAAGGTAACGGCCCGGTCCTTGGAGTTGGTGAGCAGCGCCCATTTACCGCGGCGCTGGGCCTCCGATTCGCGGTCACATGCAATAGCACTGATTTCAAGCGGGTTATCGCCGTAGCGTCGTTGCAGCTTCTGGTCAGTAACGGAGGTGACGTCGGTATCGTGGTTATTCTCACGGTTGTCGTAGCTGACCAGGGCCCGGCTATAGCGGGTACGCTCCGACGCGCTGGAATATGTGAACTTGCCATCAATTACGTTCGCTCGGGTGTAGGCGAAGTCGAAGTCCGTAGCGCGCGGCATATCCGACAGGGTGAAGACCTGGCCCTGGGCCCAGTAAGTCATTCCCCGATAGATCGCCGAGATATCGCGCAGCAGCGACCAGGCATCAGCCTTGCTCTGAAGGTTGAGGTTGCAGATAAAGCGCGGCTCCATACCACCCTTCCCATCCGGCACCTGCTGGTCGCAATACTGCGAGATGCGGTACAGCTCCCACTTGTCGACCATCCACGGCTTGATGCGGCGGCCCAGGCCGAACCGATCGCTTGTGGTGATGCCGTAGGTGTGCCAGACGGGGTTGTCCGTCCAAGCCTCTTTGAAGGTGCCATCCCACACGCCTGTATAGCTGCGAGAGCGCGAGTCGTAGTTGCTTGGAACCTGCCATTTTCGGCCATCACACACGACAGTCACGGCAGGAATGCTGCGGAACTGCTCAGCGGAGAACTCGATGTAAAGTAGCGCGGTATTCGGGTAGCGGATTTTCGCGTCGATCACCTCCGTGAAGCCGACGATCTGCATCGTGTCGGAGATTTTGTTGTTGTTCTGATTGCTCGTTAGTCGGGTGATGCGCATCAGCCAACCGCTGGCTGCCTTAGGCAGGTCGATTCGGCGAGTTCGCTCGTACACAGTCGTGGTCTTACCGTCGACCGCCTCGCTCAGCACCTGCTGGTAGGCGCCGCCATCGGTGGCCACTTCGACCTTGTAT